GTTCGTAATCTAGAATTGCTTGTAGATTCTTTAAAAGCAGAAGTTTATTCTGATGTTTCTGCTTATACTCCTATGAAACCAATAGGAAAAAAACCAATTTTAGATTATGATGAAATTTTTGAAGACGATGATGGGTACCCAGATTAAAAATGAAAAGTTTTGAAAAACAACTTACTTCTGAAATTAGAAGGCAACAATTACAAAAAGTGAGCAGAGCAAAAGAATTAGTAAAGTTGCTTGAACGATTGATCAAGCAGGATTATCTTTATACTCAAGAAAGAATTAAAGAAATGAAAGAGCAACTTTCTTTAGTAAAAGAACAAATAGAGGAAATAGAAGTACAAACATCAAAAGGATTTGGAAAAAAATGAGCGTAAAACTTATTAGCGTAACTCCAGATGCAGAAAAAACAATGGCATATGTTGCTAGAGTTTCTAATCCTGCGAATCAAGACAACGAAAACTATGCCAAGTTGCTTGCTTATTGTATTAAGCATAATCATTGGTCTGTTTTTGAACAGTCTTTTATGACTCTTGAGATTGAAACTAATCGTGGTATAGCAGCACAAATTCTCCGTCATCGGAGTTTTACATATCAGGAATTTTCACAACGGTATGCAGATAGTTCTTTGTTAGGAGAGTATATTCCTGTTCCAGATCTTCGTCGTCAGGATACAAAGAATCGTCAGAATAGTATTGATGATATTGGTGAATATGAAAAACTGTCTCTTCAGAGTAAAATTCAAGAGCATTTTGCGGAGGGTATGCGCCTCTACAAGGAACTTCTTACTCACGGGGTGGCAAAGGAGTGTGCAAGGTTTGTACTGCCCTTAGCAACGCCCACACGCATCTATATGACCGGTTCTTGCAGGTCATGGATCCATTATATTAATCTTCGCTCTGCTAATGGAACGCAGCAAGAACACATGGATATTGCACTTGCTTGCAAAGAAGTTTTTAAAGGTCAATTTCCATCGGTTTCAGAAGCACTTGAATGGATCTAAATAAATTATCTTGATATTGTAACTTTATGGCAATTTATCCAATTATTCACAAGGAAACTGGTGAAAAAAGAGTTGTTGAAATGAGTGTTCATGATATTCAACAATGGTATAAAGATAATCCTGAATGGCAGAGAGATTGGTCTGAAGGATGTGCTTCACCCGGTGAAGTAGGAGATTGGCAAAATAAATTAATCTCTAAAAACCCTGGTTGGAACGACGTATTAGGTCGTGCCGCCAAAATGCCCGGTTCAAACGTTAAGAAGATCTAGTATGGCAAGAAAAAGAAGGACGAATGACCAACCAATTGGAGTTGGTTTGACAACCCGTCAAATGAAGCGCAGAAAACCATTAAGTGTTGATTATTTGCTCGATATTGATCCACTTACTGAAAATCAAAAACATTTATTCGAGTCCTATTCATCCGGAAAACATATAGTTGCTTATGGATGTGCAGGAACAGGCAAAACTTTCATTACACTTTATAATGCTCTTTGTGATGTATTGGATGAAAAAAGTCCATATGAAAGAATTTATCTGGTCAGATCTTTAGTTGCTACAAGAGAAATTGGATTTCTTCCTGGAACTCACGATGATAAGTCTGATATCTACCAGATTCCATATAAGAATATGGTGAAGTATATGTTCCAGATGCCTTCAGATACCGAGTTTGAAATGCTTTACGGAAATCTTAAAGCACAAGAAACAATCAAATTCTGGAGCACTTCATTTCTCCGTGGAACAACACTTGATAGAGCAATTATTATTGTCGATGAATTTCAAAACTTGAATTTTCATGAACTTGATAGTATAATTACTCGTGTAGGTGAAGATACAAAAATTTGTTTCTGTGGTGATGCTACTCAAACAGATCTTGTGAAAACAAATGAAAGAAATGGTATTATAGACTTTATGTCTATCTTGCGTAAAATGCCTTCTTTTGATATAATTGAATTTGGAGTCGATGATATTGTTCGTTCTGGTCTTGTTAAAGAATACATTCTTGCAAAAATGGAAGTTGGTTTTTAATGTTTAATCATATTGATGTGAATCTCCCTCAACTTGAGAGGGAGACTATAGATGGTGTTCGTTATTATAAAGTTCCTAATGATGAAGAACTTCTTAAATTAGTTTCAATTACTTCGGTTACTAGTCATAAAAATCGCCAGTTTTTTGCAAACTGGCGTAAAAAAGTTGGAGAAGAAGAAGCAGATAAAATTACACGGCAGGCAACTAGTCGTGGAACAGATATGCATACTTTGGTTGAGCATCATTTAAAAAATGAAGATCTTCCAGATGTTCAACCTTTATCTCAGTTTTTATTTAAAATTGCAAAGAAAGATTTAAATCGTATAAATAATATTTATGCTCTTGAAGGTTCCTTATACAGCAAAGTACTTGGAGTAGCAGGGACCGTAGATTGTATTGCAGAGTTTGATGGCGAATTAGCAATAATCGATTTCAAAACATCCAAAAAACCAAAACCACGAGAGTGGATCGAACATTATTTTGTACAGTGCATGGCATATGGTTGTATGCTGTACGAATTGACTGGCATTTCAGTCAAAAAACTTGTAATCATTATGTCTTGTGAAAATGGAGAATCAATTGTTTATGAAGAATATGACAAATCAAAATACATCAAACTACTCACCGAATACATTAGAGAGTTTGTTAGAGATAAATTGGAACAGTATGGAACAGAATAAAGAACTAGAACAGGCAATAGAGAACAAGTTTTTAACACCATCTAAATTTGCTTTAGAAATTGAGAACATTGTGGTTCTTGAAAAAATGAATTATATTGACGCCATATGTCATTATTGTGAAATTAATAGTATTGATGTAGAATCAGTAACAAAACTTATTTCAAAACCACTTAAGGAAAGACTTAAATGGGACGCTATTCGTCTCAACTTTATGAAAAAAACTTCTAGAGCAAAACTTCCACTATGAGTCCTTTTGAGACATATCAAACTTATCTTTCAATGAAAAGTCATTTTACAAATCGTAAATATGACTTTTTTAAGTATGGGGGTAAATCAAAAGCAACAGTAACCTCATTTAATAAAAGAAAAGATAAGTATTGGTTCGAAAAAACATCAAGAAAGTATTCTGATAAGGAAATTATAGATTTTTTACTTTCAAATTTTGTATCAGTAGATAACCCACAAAACTTATGGATTGGAGAAATTATCAATTCTGGAGAAAGGACTTACTCCGATTGGATGAGAAGACAACAGAGTTTGAGTTACTTGTTCAAGGAGCAATCAACAGAATTGTTCTCGGAAATAAAATTAGACGATGTGTTGAACTGTTCCAAAGGACATCCACCAATTCTCAAAAGACTTCTAAGCGGGAAATTATCTTTAGAAACATTCGTAATATACGAAAAAATATTTCGTTTTTCAGATAATTTTGATAAGAAACTTTTAGATCCTGTGTGGGAAACCGTAAGTTTAAAAATTAAAAAGTATGATCCTTTTCTAAATATCAATATGTTCCAATATAAAAAAATTTTGAGAGACATTTTATATGAGTAAATTTTTTGATTCTGAGTTAATTCAACAGGAATTACGTGAAATTAATGAACTTCAGGAATTCATTTACAAAAGTATTTTATCTTTTGGTTTAATGGATCGTGAAGGTAAATTGGAGCATATTGAAAAATTAACAGAACTTCTTGAAAAACAGAAGATTATGTATACGAGACTATCTCTTTCTGATGATCCCGAAGCAATCGAGATGAAAGAAAATTTGAGAAAATCCGTTGCTTTGATGGGATTTCCTCCCGAGACTGATATAAGTGTTCTGTTCGGCAGTATGACAAAAACGATTGAATCCCTCAAGAAGTACCTTGACTGACCGAGGCATCCTTGCTATAATATCCAAGTAAATCCAACGTATCCAACGTATCCGAGGTATCTAATGTCTTTCGCAGATCTTAAGAAACAATCCAAACTGGGTTCTCTCACCGAAAAACTGGTGAAAGAAGTCGAAAAAATGAATAATTCTAGCGGTTCTACTGATGACCGTGTATGGAAACTTGATTGTGATAAGAGCGGCAATGGTTATGCCGTAATCCGTTTCCTCCCCGCACCAGAAGGCGAAGATCTTCCCTTCATCAAAGTCTACTCTCACGCCTTCCAAGGTCCTGGCGGTTGGTTGATTGATAACTGCCTGACCTCCCTGAACCAAAAGTGCCCTGTTTGTGAGCACAACTCTGGTTTGTGGAATAATGGAACCGATGCTGGCAAAGAAATTGCACGTAAGCAGAAGCGCAAACTGACTTATGTGAGTAACATCTATGTCGTTAAAGATCCTGCAAACCCTGAAAACGAAGGCAAAGTGTTTCTTTTCAAATACGGAAAGAAAATCTTTGATAAAATTTCAGAGGCGATGCAACCAGAATTTGAGGATGAGTCCCCTATTGATCCTTTTGATTTCTGGGGTGGTGCAAACTTCAAACTGAAGGCAAAGAACGTTGCAGGTTATCGTAACTACGATTCTTCTGAGTTTGCCTCTGCTGGTCCTCTTCTGGACGATGATGATGCTATGGAGGCAATCTGGAAGAAGCAATATTCTCTTGCAGAATTCCTGACTCCTTCGGAGTTTAAGACTTATGAAGAACTCAAGAAGCGTCTCAGTTCTGTTCTAGGAACTAAGACTTCCCGTGTTGATGAGGAAGTTGAGGATGAAGATGATTCTCGTGGTTCTACCCGTGAATTGACTTCTGATCTTCGTGAAGAAATCAACAATCTTCAACCTACCCGCCGCGGCGCTGCGGTTCAGGAGGATGAGGATGATGATGCACTTTCCTACTTCGCCCGCTTGGCAGAAGACTGATTAAGTGCTATAATGAGGGGAGAAAACTCCCCTCTTTTTTATGAAATCTGAATTTTATATTGATAAGATTTCTAAAAAGCAGGCAGAAGAACTCTTACTTGAATATCATTATTTGAAGGATATCTCGAAGGGATTTAAGTCGGGATATAATTACGGATTGTTTCAAGGAAATGAGTTCTCACCTCTAAATATTGGTGGACTAAAAGGGGTCTGTATCTTTACAGGACTGCCTGTTCCAGAAATTGCAAAAGGCGCTTTTGGACTTGAACGAAATGAACAACAAGGACTCTTTGAACTCTCACGACTCTGCATTCATCCACAAACTCAACAGAGCGAGTATAATATCACTTCTTGGTTTGTTTCAAAAGCGATTAGACAGTTACGAAAAGATACTGAAGTTAAAGCAATCATCTCTTACGCTGATAGTGATTTTCATACTGGCACAATCTATCGCGCTTGTAACTTTAAGTATTGTGGTCTTACAGATCCAAAAAAAGATTTCTACTATTCAGACGGCACCAAGCATTCACGCGGCAAAATAAAAGGTGCTGAGGGAGAATGGAAAGAACGCTCCCGCAAGCACCGTTATATAATGGTATTTGATAAGAATCTAAAAGTCTTATGGTGAGGTATTTAAAGTATTTTCTGTTCTAATTAATTTGGTATTAATATACCTTGAAGATTTTTCATAATACATAATTGAACGAATATCGTCAATATACTGCTGTAAGTATTCTGGTTTCAATATATAAATCGTTCTTTTCTTATTATTTTTATCAATTTCATAATCATAATATGATATTGATATTACTGGATTTAAAGTAATGAATGGATTATCTGGATTTATAATTGTAAAATCTTTATCTACTATTTTACCCGCAGGTAAAATTAATGTTCCATCTTGGGTTCTAACTTCACCAGTTTGATAATATTTTGTCTCATACATTCCTTCTAGTCCGTATTTTTCTTCAACAAAATTATAGAGATCGCGATCTGATAGTGGCCAAGAATCCCGAACATTTATAATGTTTGCAGAAAGTAGAACAACCCAATCTAAATCTGGAGATCCATATAATGTTTCTGCAATATTATCTGGTCTTTCTCCATCTTTGATTTGATATTTATTGAATAATGTAAATACGTTTTGTAAGTCATCACGAAGTTTAACTCTACGAAAAAGATTCTTAACTCTCACATAATTGAGAGAAGAATTTTTAGTTGGTAATTGAGATTGGTACTCAATATCTGGTAGTTCTCTAAAGTAACTCATTTTAATATCCTACTCCTGGACCAGCTTCTTCTGTATCATAATCCTCATTGTATATTGGACTTAGTTCATTAAAACTGAGAGTCATACTTGTATGAACTGGAGTTCCATCAGAATATGTTGAATAATTTCCCGATGCGGTATAATTCAAACTAACATTAGTTAGGGCACAGGTTTTAAATGCATTTAAGAATGGGTGATCTGCGTTTCCACTTTTATATTTAATTTCAAATACATCTGGAGCACTGATTAATAGTCCCGATCCAGGTCCACCAAAAGAACTTGTTTTTGGTGTCATAGCTTTTTTAAATTCTCTAATTATTTTTTTAACAACTTGACCTTCATAAGAGTCTCTTGGAGCAAACTCGAAGGTAAAATCAAATGTTCTTAACATTGGACCACTAAACAATAATTCTAAGTTTGGATTTACTACTGCTCCCGTTGTTCTTTTTAGTAACCCATTAACTGATACATTTCCACCTAAACTATTGATGATTTTTTTAGTTGCTGCTGAGATTGTTGCTTTTTGACCGTCACCAGTTTGAATTGTTCCTATTGCACTATCATAGGCATCTTTCAATATACTTCCAATGTTTCCTGGATTTTCAATTAATCCTCCAACTGATTCAGCTCCTAATGCAGATAAAGGATCTATTCTATCTGGTCCCCAATCTACAGAAATTCCGTCAACTAATTGTTTTGGTATTGGAAGGTGAATATATTTTACTGGATTTCTAATTGATCCAGATTCTTTATTTCTTATTGCCGATGTTGAGGTCCCAATTTTTAAAGTACCAGATTGTGCATTAAGACCTGGAGGTAAATACTTTACTATTTTAATTTCAAGCCAATCACTAGTATCTTCTAACTGTGCATATGGATATCTGAGTGGTGTGTTATCTGGGAGAGGTTTAGCAACACTTGCATTGCCATTGACATATTCACTTAAGGGTTTAATGTTTGAAACATTTGAATATGAAATATTACCATTTGCAGGAGTAACATTATTGCTATTGCTACTGCTTAAATCTATACTATTTTGAGCTAATGTGTACCCAAAAACTGGATCGGCCATTTATCTTTTTCTAACTATTTATTTTTAATTTTTGCAAAAGGTAATGCTTGCAAATCTTTTAGTTCTGCTGGATAAACTATATGTAAAGATCCAACAATTTCTTCCCAGGTGTACTGCCTCACTTCACCCCAATGAAAATTAATTCCTCTAAATCCCCATTTGAATATATCAGTCACTGCAACAAATGGATGAGCATCATATTGTATATTTTCTGTTTTTGGTGAATATACAAAAACATAAAATCCACCAACATTTGGAACTAATTCTGTTTCATTAAGGACTTCAAGAACTTTTAACATTAAATCATCAGAATTTTCATTACCAATTAGTCTACTATGTATTTGACGTATTCTATTTCTTTTATTATCTGTATTTTTAGATCTTTGTTGACTTAGTGTTTTTCTTGGCATTTTAATACTTAATATTTAATTCATTTTCTGTAAGAATT